ATGTGGGTCAATAAGTATATTGACGATTGCACTGATGAGGATTTAAACGATCGTGACTTTATTGCATCAGTTGTTGACCGGGCTATTTTTCATTTCGCGATTAATAGTATATGTAATCTTGGGGATAATAAAGATGCAATGCCCATTGAACAATGTACTTTTGATGTAGAAACTAAGAATGACCTTCCCTCCACGGTTCAGCTATTTTATGAGGAATCTAAGGATAATGAACCTTTAGCGAATATACATTTTCAAGCAATAGGTTCTGGTTTTTTAACGTTTGTTAATGCCTGCCAGGAACATGATGACAACAGCTTAAAATTATTTGCTTCGCTGTTAATTTCACTTTCATATTCTAGTGCCTACGCAGATTTATCAGAAACAGTGTATATTAATGAAAATAATGAGAGCTACCTGAAAGCTCAGTTTGAAAAATTATCTCAACGTGATATGAAGAAGTACCTGGGAGAGATGAAGCGTCTGGCTGATGGGGGAGAAATGAATTTTGATGGCTATCTGGATAAGATGTCACATCTGGTGAATGAAGGAACGCTCGATCCTGATATTTTAAGCAAAATGCGAGATGCTGCACCACAATTAATTAGCTTCGCGAAGTCGTTTGACCCAACCTCAAAGGAAGAGATTAAAATACTTACAGACACTTCTAAATTAATTTATGATTTGTTCGGGGTTAAATCGGAGAAATAATATGTGAAGTTCTTCGATAGTATGGAAGGCATTATATAAAAGGACCCAATATTTATTGGGTTCTTTTTTCTCTATCAATGCTATTAGCAGGGAGATATATCACCAGAGTTTAATGTGTGATTTTTTATTTATCGTCGAACCTGGATTGTTTATCATTGGCCTTAACAAAGTTAACGGCTAATAAGATTATTTCCATCACTTCGTGAGAGCTTCATGCCTTGAGAGGATCTCAATTTTCTTTTGCAATGAGACAGGCGCTTCCTGTTGTTATGGTATAGTACCCCGCTATTGAGCCTCCTGAACAGTGATGCTGAATAACATAACCCCATGATATATCGATAAAATAATCTCTACATTTGAAAATGCACGGTAATTCTGAAATGCAAAAAATCAACCAAACCAGCGCAATGCCTGAAAAAACTGACGTTCACTGGAGTGGTCGGTTTAGCGTTGCACCAATGCTCGATAGGATGTACCGTTTTTGAAAAACAAGTAGTTATACACTTTGTGGGAGCCTATTGGGAACCCGGTGTTTTCATTTCAAGGTGTAATCCATGCCGGGCATCAGAATGAGATATAATGAGATTTTTAGTGTTCCGCTTGAGAGTCTATGATGCTTACCCTAGACGAGATAGGTCAATCTGTACGTAACAATATCCAGTTGATTATTGATCATGTCGGCTTACCTCTTGCTGTTGGTCCGCTCAGTGATGATGATTACAAGATTCTGTGTGGTGGCTATGGTGAGCTTGAATGGGACTATGCGTTAAGCACCTATGGCAACTCCAGAGAAAAGTATGAGTTCTGCATAAAACTTGTTCAGCAAGGTCGGGTTCAGGGAATACCATCAGGAGCAGCAATTTGTGTTTATGGGGTTGAAGAAAACATCTTTCGTATCCATATGATCGAAAGGTTTTCTAGAGAAGATGAATCTCACCCATTGAAAGGGCGCATGGTTTTACTCACTCTTATGAGTGCTTTTATATTTTGTAAAGCTGTTGAATGTAAAGTTGTCCACATTGTAGAGCCAGTACCAGAACTGGTGCAGTATTACGAGTCTTTTGGTTTCCGCATGGAACAGTGCGGTTATGTGATGTCTGCAGTCATTGATGAGCTGCAGGATATCTTTCTTAAATTTGCTCAGTAGGTATAGACGAGAAGGGTCTACAAATTGTAGGATACCCGTCCAGATTACCTTAAAGGTACATCTATGGCAGTCGTTTTGTGCTTAAACTACTAAGAAACGATGTCACCAATCGACATGATCGATTGGCATAAGTTAGCGAAACAAGCTAGCTTTAAAGAGAGGGTTAGAGACGCCTTTACTGTCTCGGGAGTTTTCTATGAAAGATCAAAAAGCAACCAAGCCACAGGTTAAGTTCGACACAATGAAAGCATTCGCAGGTATGGGTGCTGCTGTTGAAGTTCTGATGAAGGCTGCTCCTAATGCGTTCACTCACGCTACTGTCTCTGGTAAAGAGCAGCAGGGTAAGCTTCGTCGTCGCAAAGCAGCATGATCATAGCTGGTGCTTTTTGAAAACCCGCCTTTAGGCGGGTTTTTTCTTTAGTGATGTTCTTTGCCCTTCTGTTTGCCTGTTCTGACCTGTTCCCACTCGATACGTCCTTCTTCTCGTCTTTTGTCTATGTATTCCGCAAGATCCTGAATATTGATGCAACGTTTTGCTTTTTGTGATGTGCCGATGCGATATGTTGGAACTGGCAACTTACAAGCGTTTGCTTTTGCTTCTGCCGTGGCTGGACTCATGCCAAAGTACTTTTGGCTAACTGCTGAGAGTTCAATGTTAGGGGTATTGAATTCAGCCATCAGTAAAAACAAGGTGTTCATAATTTTCTCCATCAAAACCGGCTGCACCCGGGAAAATCATAATTCTGTGCTGGTGGCAGGAATTAATTTCTGCCAGATAGCGGAAACATATTTTGCCTGATGACGGGCATCAGCCAGGGCGTTGTGCCGTTCGCCATCGAAAGGCATGTCCATTTTGGGGTCGAATCCGATGAAACGCCCAAGCGTAACGATCGTGCGTACATCGTGGTCATTCCAGTACGCCCATGGACAGATTTGTCCTGCTCGCTCATAAGCCCCACGTAAAATTACGTTGTCGAAGGTGGCTCCGTTACCCCAGACTTTTAAATATTTCGTATTGTCTGCGTGCCGGTTAATGAAATGGTTCAGTTCAGAGAGTGCATCGCTGATCGACAAAGTATCATCAATACAGATTGCAGCTCGTGCTTCAGGGCTTTGTTTCAACCACCACAGGATGGTATCGCCGTCAGGTGTAGCTCCTTGCCCCATAGCACTTTCCAGGCTAACAACCGTATAGAATTCTTGTCCGATGTCTCCGGTTTCTGGAGTGAAGAACACCGCGCCAATGGAAACGATCGGTGCATCCTTATTTTTCCCCATCGTCTCAAGGTCGATCATTAAGTTGTTCATCACTTCACCTCCTGCGGCGGTTCCGGTAGCGGCATCCAGTGAGTTGCTTGCTCAATACCATTACCCGGCTTAATCGTTGCATCTCCGCGCCGAAAGGTGCTTCCGGTATAGCGTGCGGAGCATATTAGCGGTTCAACCAGAGAGCTATCGAAATTCACCGAAATAAGCACGTTCTGGCCCTTTTCAGGCATTCGATCACTACAGCTTATCCAACCATCCGGAGTTACCGGAGAGTTGCCATTTACATCGAAGTTTGGCTCTGCGTCCTGAACCAGGAGGATGTAACCATTCTTGGCAGTATCAAGTTCTAACGCCTCGGTGACGGTGCCGAAATAGCGATTACCTAAATCAGCATCACAAGTGCTTACATCAATGGAAACTTCCATGCCCTCAATTAATTCTGGCAAGTTGTAAGTTTGGCTTACAGGTTCGGCTTCCAGCGATGCCAGTGCAATACGAAGCGCCTGAATTGTGGTAGTGCTATCGTTTGGGACTATTCCATATCGCTCGAATACAGCGATATGGCCGCGTATAATCTCAGGCGTAAGCTCTTTGTAAGCATAAGCAAGAGACTCTGATGCATTATCCGGCACTACTGGCGATGGCTGTTTAGCTTCTAAATCAGCAATTCTGTCAACCACGGCATCGACAGCATCTGAAAAACTGAAACAGTTACTCCACTCAGGCCTATCCCCGGTTGCTGCAAAGTACATATCAGCTAAAGCAGACTCAGCATGGTCACGCTCATTAATTAGTTGCTCTTCGCTTTTCTCCAGTTCAGCAATGCGCTTACCCCCATCCGAGATAACACCTTCATAATATTCACGCTGCTCGTTGAGTTTTGATTTTGCTGCCTCCAGTTCGTCCAGTAGTGCAATCACATCAGGGTCACTGTCATCAACTACTGTTACGCGTGATTTTTCATAATGCTCGTCGGCAAGTGTTCGACCAATTTTGAAATCTCCATCACCACCATAACTGGAGCAGGCATAAACGACATGTGCTCCAGATATACGCTGTATTGACATTTCCTCGCCACAAACAGAGCATTCAGGTACTGGCTTAGGTGAATAACGTTCCCGTAGCGCCTGATAATCAATCTTGCTCACTGGTTGCCCTCCTTCATAAAAATAATCCAGTGGGTCTTGTCACCCTTTCCTGTTCGTTGACCGATAACAGGCTTTCTGTCGGTCAGTACCAATATTTGGCGAACAGGTATTTGCGTTTCATTCCATTTAAAAATCAGAACGCCGTATGGACGCAACACACGAAAGGCTTCTTTAAATCCCTGCCGCAAATCATCACGCCAGGTGTCTTTATTCAGCCGTCCATATTTCTTTCCCATCCAGGCGTTATCACCGACACGCTCAAGATGCGGAGGGTCGAATACAACCATCGAAAAAGATGCGTCTGCAAATGGTAGTGCACGAAAATCAGCTATCAGGTCAGGACTGATAATCAGGCGCCGTCCATCACACAATGTGTGCTCTTCCTTTCTGATATCGCTAAATATCGCCCGGTCGTCCTTCTTATCGAACCAGAACATGCGACTGCCACAGCACATGTCGAGGATTGCTGCATGTCCAGTCACTGGTTGCCTCCTTTGCGAATCTGTTCCGCCCATTCTTCAAGGGATTTCTCCGCATATTCACCAGACAGGCCATCAATCGGATGCGGTTCATTAGCCAACTCTTCTTTCGCTGACAGAATCATGCGTGTAACGTCGAAAACTTCAGCCAAAGGCTTATTGATAAATCCGTGATTGAAAGCAGCAGCAAGACGGCTTGCGGTATAGTTAATACCCTCGTTGCGAGCCTCAGCACGTACTTCATCGAATTTACGCACCAGATACTCAGCATTTGTTTCATTCACTTTCAGATCTCGCGGTACACATTTCCCGCGAAGAAACCCTTCCATTTCGAAAACATTCATGCGCATGTGCGTAACTCCGATAACTCGTTAAAGCGCTCCATAAACATCCCGTAGGCATGGCTCGGAGCCAGTGGAATAACTTTGAACATTTCTGTTGCCGGGATACCTTCCAGTACTGGCCAGAAAGAGCCATCATCAAGCCCGAGATCGCGGCGTTCGGTTGCCAGCATGATGAGATCGGCATATTTCACAGGCGTGCTCATAACCGGGGGTAACCCGTATTTCTCACGGATTACGGCGTCTATTTTTTCTTCCATCCGTTTATAGTCAGGAAGAAGGCGTTTCAGTGGAGCGGGAATATCCTGGCAATACGCTTCTGTTGCATCATGCATTAACGCTTCAAAAGCAAATTCCTGCGGCACCAGCTGGCTGCAAAGCACCGCATGCTGGGCGACACTGTAGAAGTGTGAAAGATGTCCTGCAAAGCGACAGATATTTGAAAGGGAAACCGCGATATCGTTAATCACGATGTCGTCTTTATTTATCTTGTCATAATAAAAATGCTTCCCGGAAAAAGTTTTAATAAATGACATTTTGTTCTCCACTTTATATGCGCTGCACCGCGCTGAATTCGGGTAAAAGGAATCCCGCACCATCCGGCGATTATTGAGTTAATTACGTTTCCATAAATGCCCCCGCAGGGGCATTTGCAGTAATGAAATCAGGCGGTGAAAGTACCAATAAAGGTTTCTACTTTGCTGTCTTTGAATTTCTCAACAAGCAGATCACGAAATTCGTTAGCCATTTCTTCCTGCACTGCTTCCAGCTGAATAATGCGCAGAACCAGTACAGGACGATCGCCAGTGATAATGCTGAGGCGTAATTTAAACGGACGTTCTTTCAGACCTTCAAACGGAACGCATTTAAATTCAAATGCCACTGGCATAATGTCTTTGGTCTTCGCTTCGACAGATTCCATCAGGGAGCGTTTGCCGCTGAAGTCATTATCTTCAAAATCAGCGGTCTGGTTTGCTTCAATCGTGATTTTACGGACAGCCGCAGCCGCTTTTGTTGCCTGAATAGCGTCACCATTAGCATCAAAGCCTACAAGGTAGTCGGCCCAGTCTTCAATCCATTCTGCCAGTGACTTCTGGGAGTTACGCTCGCCGTTAACAGACAACAGAGCAGAGAACGGTGCTGTCTTTTTCAGTTTGAGAGTGGCGGTGTTATCTGCGTGACCTGGTTCATCAATAGTACCCAGGTTAAGCACACTGACGGCACGCATATTATCAGCATCGATAAAGCAGCGGGTGCCTTCATCTGCAAGATCTTTAGAATAACGGGTAAAATCATCGATGCTGGCAGTGGAAAGCGCGCCACGGAAACGGAAGCGATTTAAATTAAATTTTTCCAGATCATGAATGCGGAAATTCTCAGGCAATGCCACAGCATCGGCACCAATCTTACTGATAATTTCATTAACACCCTGAGCAGAAATAAGAGCATGGATTTGATTAATTGCGGTTGCGTCTAAGTTCTGAGACATAATAAGTCCTCACTATATAAAGATATTCAGTGATGAGATAAATAATCAGTTAATTAAGAACGATATTAATGACCTGCTGCGCGGAGTTTTCCGTCAGGTTCACCGGCAAGAGTCAGTAATTGTCCCTGGTCTTCCTGCAGAATAGTCAGGCGACCACCGCGATTGACATACATCGGCGTTTCGGTGGTGTCTTCTTCAGAAATTTTCCCGCGGTTAGTCGGGCGAACATATGAGAGTTTGTGTTTGATTTTCACACGGTTCTCATCAAACGGTTCGATTTCCAGGTTGAGCGAGACCTTACCTTTGGTTTTCGTGTTCATCACACCGGAAGCGACTTCACTGAGAACAGCGCCGATTTTGGTTTCAAATACGCCGCCGTCCAGCTCCCCGATAAATGCCTGCACATCAGTACTGCGTTCGCTAGCCATTTTGCTGCTCCTCATCATATCGACCCTGCAAGGTCGGTTAGTTTCTCCACAAAACAGAGAAGAACACCTGCGGTGGTAGCCGCCCGGATGGATTGGGTTATGAGCCCGTCGTCCGGTGATGCTCTTCTCTGTTTTGTAAAAAGAGCGGTACCAGCCGGAAGCAAGTGTACAAACTGGTACCGCGAGGACTACACACAGCATAAAGTTGTGGTGCCGGGTGCCTCCCGGTGCCTGGCGAAGGTTGCACACCAGGCGGGTGGGTATCCACAGAAGGTCGACTGTCAGCCTCAACCTTAACCCGCGTGCGCTGAGCCGCATTCACCACAACGCTAAGGATTCTCTCTGGTTGAAAATACTTAGCTGTTATGTGCCTGTCTTTTCACCACTTCAGGCTCGGTGGTATCTTGGTGTTTTCATATAGCCAAGAAGGAAATAGTTATGACCAAAGAAGAAAAAATTCTTTATTTATTCCAACTATCGGTTAAGACTCACACTGCATATCAGACTGCTGCCATGACATCAGATAAAAATTACAGTACGTCAGAAAACCCGATAGACGACATAAGCAAGCTTTACGATAAGTTCGAAGCACTACTCGATAAAAAGTTTGCTGAGGCTGGGCTTGAGTGATTGTTGAATAATCGACAAAACCCAACTTAAATTTTCGTCAGTGGGCTCGATGCCATGTGCGGTGAGCTCACTTTTCAAAACTCCAAGCAATTCAGAGCTGATTTTCAATATATCTGCTTGATTTCTAACTATTCCCACTTTTTCCTCCCTTGGTCTACGCGCGGTCATGTTTTACGCCCAAACGACTTCACAGTTATTGTTTAAAATCTGGACTTTCATTTTGTTCTTTAACCTCCAGATACGGGCGTTTAATGGCCCCGCCGAACAGCTCTTTTCCGCAATAGCTGCAATGTCTTTCGCGCATCAGCCTGCGCATTCAGCACAACTCTAAAAACAAATGTAGGATATCCAACATGTGAGTGTCAAGAGTTTATATTGGTTATCCTACATAAAAAGATAGGCTCATAAAAAAACCGGGGATACCCCGGTTTTGCGATAGTGAGGAAGATGTGTCAAAAATCCATTATTACTTGTTTGACAAGACCAACTATTCTGCAGTTCTCACCGCATTCAATAGTTTTATAGTTAGGATTTAGTGGGACGAGATACCTGTTCGGCCAGTCCTCAACAAATTTTTTGAGTGTCGCTTCTTGCCCACCATTGATATGGGCAACAACGATTTTTCCGTTAATACACTCTGTATCAATAATATCTGGCTCTACGATAACGATAGAACCTTCTGGTATCGATGGTGAGCCGAGGGGATTGGTCATTGAATCACCACGGACCCGTAGTGCAAATGCCATTTCTGATACAAGGGCGGTAGTATAAACCCACTCTTCAGCATCTTCTTTCCTGACACCAGGCTCCGTCATTGTCCATGAACCCGCCTGAACCCACGAGATGAGGGGGACTTTTTTAACTGCGAATATTTCAGGTTTTAGATTTATCTTTGGTTCAGGCGAGCCTTTTCCGCTAACAAGCCACAGAGGATCGCATTTAAGTGCGTTGGCTAGGGCTTGAAGGTTGGCTCCATTTGGTTGGTAGTCGTCCTTTTCCCATCCAGTAACCGTGACACGGTTCACACCAGTCAAATCAGCCAGTGCTTGTTGTGTCAGGTTCAGTTCTTTTCGCCTTTGGCGAATACGATCACTCATGTTCATCATGTAGGCAATCCTACCACATGCCCATGTAGGATTCTTGACATTGGTATGTTGGATATCCTACATTTATGCTTAACGTAATTTAACGGGAGACAGAAATGCGGAAATCCGACGTGATTAATTATTTCGGCGGAGTTTGTAAAACCGCCGAAGCCCTAGGTATTAAGCATCCTTCTGTTTCAGAGTGGCCTGAGATTATTCCTGAAGGCCGAGCGTACCAGTTAGAAAAAATTACTAACGGGAAACTGAAAGTTGACGTGTCTTTATATCAAAAGACTAACAGTGCTGCGGCATAAAAACACCACAGAAATGAGGAATTAACCGTGGGTAAAGAACCTGAATGGAAAGTTGATAAACAACCAGCATGGCTGGTGGCAGCAATACGAAGAACGATTGCTGATTTACCTCATGGCTATGAGGAAGCAGCAGAAATTCTTGGTTTGTATAAATCTGATGATATCACCCCAGCAAAAGATCAATTGCATAACAGACTGCGTAGCGGTGGGGATCAAATTTTTCCACTTGAGTGGGCCATGGTTTTACAGGATGCCAGTGGTACCAGGCATGTAACAGATGCAATAGCCCGTCGTAGTAATGGGGTGTTTGTGCCGCTGGTGGTCATTGATGACATTGACAATGGTGACATTAATCAGCGGCTGATGGAGTCAATAGAATGGATTGGCAAGCATTCCCAGTACTTACGCAAGGCAACTGCTGATGGAGTTATTGACCAAGCTGAGCGTGAGCAAATCGAAGAGAACAGCTACCAAGTAATGGCGAAGTGGCAGGAGCATTTAACACTGTTATTTCGTGTTTTTTGTGCGCCGGAAAAGAGTAACGCCCGCGAGTGTGCAGCTCCGGGCGTCGTGGCGTCGATTGCTTCTGGTTGTGGAGAAACTAACGCATGAACAGTTTAACAACACACTACCGTCGCTCGCAACTGATTGCGCTTCCTGTACCGGGTGGAAAAGCGAAGGTGGAGTATTGCTATGCAGTAAATGTACCAGGTGACAGGGAAATTGTAACCCACAGCTTTGCTGAGTGGGCTGTGGGTGATTTCAACCGGCAGAAGGAGACAGTCCTTTGCGACAAGTTAACCGCTGGTTCAAAGATCACTACGGAGTACCCGTCAGAGTCATTCGTTGGGAGCCGGAAACACAACGGGTTATCTACCTCCGTGAAGGCTATGAGCATGAGTGCTTCAGTCCGCTCGAACAGTTTCGTCGTAAATTCAGGGAAATAGAGGTCGGTCATGAGCACTAAATTAACCGGCTATGTATGGGATGGTTGCGCTGCGTCAGGCATGAAGTTATCCAGCGTGGCAATTATGGCCCGCCTGGCTGATTTCAGTAATGACGAAGGTGTGTGCTGGCCATCAATTGAAACCATTGCCCGCCAGATTGGCGCGGGGATGAGTACCGTCAGAACGGCTATCGCACGGCTGGAAGCAGAAGGCTGGTTAACGCGTAAGGCGCGTCGCCAGGGTAACCGCAATGCGTCGAATGTTTATCAGCTTAACGTTGCGAAGCTTCAGGCAGCGGCATTTTCTCAACTGTCAGATTCTGACCCGTCAAAATCTGACGCATCAAAATCTGACCCGTCAAAATTTGATGCGTCGAAATCTGGCAAAAAAGCGGGTTTTCACCCGTCAGAATCTGGCGGGGATCCGTCAGTAAAATCAAAACATGATCCGTCAGATAAAAAACCTTCTCGTCCGGACGCTTCGCAACCGGACACGCAGACGGATGAACAGGATTTTTTAACTCGCCATCCTGATGCGGTTGTATTCAGCCCTAAAAAGCGCCAGTGGGGAACGCAGGATGATTTGACCTGCGCACAGTGGCTCTGGAAAAAAATCATCGCCCTGTACGAGCAGTCCGCCGAATGTGACGGCGAGGTGGTTCGTCCCAAAGAACCGAACTGGACAGCCTGGGCAAACGAAATTCGCCTGATGTGTGTGCAGGATGGTCGTACTCACAAACAAATCTGCGAGATGTACAGCCGCGTCAGCCGCGATCCGTTCTGGTGCCGTAACGTGCTCAGCCCGTCGAAGTTGCGGGAAAAATGGGATGAGCTTTCCCTGCGCTTATCGCCGTCCGTCAGCACGCACACAGAAAAACGTGAAGACCCGTACTTCAAAGCCAGTTACGACAACGTGGACTACAGCCAGATCCCGGCAGGATTCAGGGGGTGATTATGAGTCTTTTGAATGAAGTTCAGAAATTCATTGAAGCCCATCCGGGGTGTACTTCCGGAGACATTGCGGATGCTTTTGCAGGTTACTCACGGCAGCGCGTTCTGCAGTCAGCAAGCAAGTTACGTCAGAGTGGGCGTGTGGCTCACCGTTGTGAAGGAGATACACGCAGACATTTCCCACGCCTGACTGAGAGAGCGCAGGAGCCGGAACCACAACCAGTTCGTGAAACCAAACCTGTGCGCAATTTCTATGTCGGCACTAACGATCCCCGGGTGATTTTGTGCCTGACCCGCCAGGCTGAAGAGCTGGAGTCCAGGGGTTTATACCGTCGTGCTGCAACGGTGTGGATGGCGGCATTCCGAGAAAGCCACTCCCAGCCAGAACGAAACAATTTTCTGGCGCGTCGTGAGCAGTGCTTACGGAAAAGCAGCAAGCGAGCTGTATCGGGTGATGAGTGGTATCTGTCAGGGAATTACGTGGGGGCTTAATGAGTAATAAATATTGCCAGGAGCTGGTGGAACTGCGGAACAAACCAGCCCATGAACTGAAGGAAGTGGGTGATCAGTGGCGCACGCCGGACAACATTTTCTGGGGAATTAACACCCTGTTTGGCCCGTTTGTTCTGGATCTGTTCACTGACGGTGATAACGCCAAATGTGCCGCGTATTACACGGCGGAAGACAACGCGCTGGCGCATGACTGGTCAGAACGCCTTGCGGAGCTTAAAGGTGCTGCCTTTGGTAATCCTCCATACAGCCGCGCCAGTCAGCATGAAGGGCAATACATCACCGGCATGCGTTACATCATGAAACATGCCAGTGCCATGCGTGATAAGGGCGGGCGCTATGTTTTCCTGATCAAAGCTGCCACCAGCGAAGTGTGGTGGCCGGAAGATGCGGACCATATTGCTTTTATTCGCGGGCGTATTGGTTTTGAACTGCCTGCCTGGTTTATCCCGAAGGACGAGAAGCAGGTGCCGACAGGAGCTTTTTTCGCTGGTGCTATTGCTGTTTTTGACAAGACCTGGAAGGGACCGGCAATCAGCTACATCGGGCGCGATGAACTTGAGGCATGTGGTGAGGCGTTTCTGGCGCAGGTTCGCCAGCAGGCGGAAAAACTGGTCAGGGAGATGGCGGCATGACGACGTTAACTCAATGCCAGCAGCAGGTGCTGGATATGCTGATTTCTTACCAGAAAGAACGTGGCTTCCCGCCAACCAATCAGGAGGTGGCAACCATGCTGGGATACCGTTCAGTGAATGCAGCGGTGGAGCATCTTCGCGCACTGGAGAAAAAAGGCGTCATCACGATAAAGCGTGGCGTGGCCCGGGGGATCACGCTTCATACCGCGGTGAAGGACGACGACAGCGAGGCGGTCGGTATCATCCGCGCACTGCTTGCCGGTGAGGAGAACGCCAGGTTGCGTGCAGCCCACTGGTTACATGAGAGAGGCCTGAAAGTATGAAGCTAATCCTGCCTTTCCCGCCCAGCGTGAACACGTACTGGCGACACCCCAACAAAGGGGCATTTTCTGGTAAGAGCCTGATAAGCGCGGCGGGGCGCAAATTCCAGAGCGCGGCGTGTGCAGCAATAGTTGAGCAGTTACGTCGTCTGCCGAAACCAACGTCGGCACCTGCTTCAGTGGAGATCGTGTTGTTTCCGCCGGATAACCGGATCCGCGATCTGGACAACTATAACAAGGCGCTGTTTGACGCCCTGACCCACGCGGGTGTGTGGGAAGACGACAGTCAGGTGAAAAGAATGCTGGTGGAGTGGGGACCGGTTATCCCGGAAGGGAAGGTCGAGATCACTATCAGTAAGTACGAGAAAACGGCGGGTGCAGCCGCCTGATAAAGAGGAGAAACGAAGTATGAATAATCTGATGGTCATTGATGGTATTGAAGTTCGTCGTGATGCTTATGGGCGTTACAGCCTGAACGATCTGCACAGGGCTGCTGGTTCTCTGGATAAGCATAAGCCTGCATTCTGGCTCCGCAATGAGCAAACTGAGCGTTTAATAAGCGAGTTGCAGATTTGCAACTCGGTCAATATAGAGCCAGTTAACGTTATTCGTGGCGGAAATAACCAGGGGACGTATGTCTGCAAAGAACTGGTGTATGCCTATGCAATGTGGATCAGCCCGTCATTCCATCTGAAGGTGATCCGTACTTTCGACATGGTAACCAGCGCACCGGAAAAATTATCCGGACAGGCTGCTGACAAGATGCAGGCTGGTGTGATTCTGCTGGACTTTATGCGTCGGGAGTTAAACCTGTCTAACTCTTCAGTGCTTGGTGCCTGTCAGAAACTCCAGGAGGCTGTTGGCTTACCGAATCTGGCACCGCGCTATGCCATTGATGCTCCTGCTGATGCACACGATGGCTCAAGTCGCCCGACACTGTCACTGAGTGCACTGCTGAAACAGTATGGTATCCGCCTGACGGCTAATCAGGCATATCACCAGATGGTGAAGCTGGGGATCGTCGAGCAGCGCGAACGATACAGCCGTACCGGGATTAACAACATCAAAAAATTCTGGTCGCTGACGGCGAAAGGCTGCATGTTCGGCAAGAACATCACCAGTCCCGCAAATCCGCGCGAGACGCAGCCGCATTTCTTCGAATCCCGATTCCCTGAGCTGTTAAAGCTGCTCGATACCGTTCATTGAGGTGACCGTGAGAGCACTACTGACCCCTGAAATTGCCCCGCGTATGGGGATCGTATTGTTCAGGCCAGGTTCAGAGCTGATGCCCCTGTTTATGCAGGGGCGTGTCCTGCTGGAGCCTGAGCCAGAACGTTATTCATCTTTCGCCAGTGGTGCCGTTCCGGCGGCATCACAACCGCTGGCGGATGATCCTGCCGTTCGGGCCGTGTTCCGCAATGAGGCAGTGATCCGTCGTGCTGGTGGCGTGGAATGTCTTGAAAGCTGGTTACTTCGTGAAAAAGGCTGCCAGTGGCCTCATTCCGACTGGCACAGCGAGAACATGACCACAATGCGACACGCTCCGGGCGCAATCCGTCTGTGCTGGCACTGCGATAACCAGCTGCGCGATCAGTTCACGGAACGGCTGGAATCAATGGCAACGGATAACTGTGCCCGCTGGGTGTTGTCTGTTGTGCGTCGGGATCTCGGTTTTGATGACAGTCACGTTGTGACAATGCCGGAACTGTGCTGGTGGCTGATTCGTAATGATCTGGCGGATGCCTTACCGGAAAGTGCAGCCCGTAAGGCACTGAGATTACCGAAGCCTGTTGTGCCGTCTGTTACCCGGGAAAGTGACCTTGTGCCTTCGGTTCCTGCCACCAGCATCATCCAGGATAAGGCGAAAAAGGTGCTGGCGCTGAAAGTGGATCCGGAGTCGCCGGAGTCTTTTATGTTACGCCCAAAACGTCGCCGCTGGGTTAATGAAAAGTACACGCGCTGGGTTAAGACACAGCCGTGTGCATGTTGTGGAAAGCCCGCTGATGATCCCCACCACCTGATAGGTCACGGTCAGGGTGGAATGGGAACAAAAGCGCATGACCTTTTTGTGTTGCCTTTGTGCAGAAAGCATCACGACGAGCTGCATGCGGATACCGTGGCATTTGAAGAGAAGTATGGCTCCCAGCTGGAGCTGATATTTCGTTTTATCGATCGTGCGCTGGCAATTGGCGTGCTGGCGTAAGTGGAGAACGAGCATGAACCTTGAAGCCTTACCGAAATATTACTCCCCGAAATCTCCAAAATTGAGCGATGACGCACCGGCGACAGGCTCTGGTGGTTTAACAATTACGGATGTAATGGCTGCGCAGGGGATGGTGCAGTCGAAAGCACCGCTTGGGTTTGCCTTATTCCTGGCAAAAGTTGGTGTTCAGGATCCTCAGTTTGCGATTGAAGGTCTGCTCAATTACGCGATGGCACTGGATAACCCGACATTGAACAAATTGAGTGAAGAAACCCGGTTACAGATCATCCCTTACCTTGTGAATTTTGCCTTTGCTGATTATTCCAGGTCTGCGGCAAGTAAGGCTCGCTGTGAGCATTGTGCTGGTACTGGATTTCATAATGTATTGCGCGAAGTGGTGAAACACTCCAGAAGCGGGGAATCTGTTATCAAGGAAGAGTGGGTGAAGGAACTATGTCAGCATTGTCATGGTAAGGGAGAAGTCAGCACAGCGTGCAGAGGGTGTAAGGGTAAAGGTATTGTCCTGGATGAAAAAAGGACCCGGCTTCATGGCACGCCTGTTTATAAGATTTGTGGGCGTTGCAATGGAAACCGGTTTAGCCGTTTACCAACCACACTGGCGCGGCATCATGTCCAGAAGCTGGTACCAGACCTGACGGATTATCAGTGGTACAAAGGATATGCAGATGTCATTGATAAACTGGTTACAAAGTGCTGGCAGGAAGAAGCATATGCAGAGATACAATTGAGAAAGGTGACAAGATAAATGGTTTTCGCCGAAGATGACGACATGATGCTTGCATTTTTCAAAAAATATGGATAAGATTTTCCCAACGATGGGCTTTGTATGTCTACCGTTGATAAGATTTAGGAACCCGCCACTGAGCGGGTTTTTTGTACCTGTAAACTTGGTGCAGTACAGTAAACACGCTGGTGGTCGTGAATACTGACTTTTTATCTTGCTGGATTTTTAGACAAGAGTTATTGGTATGTCATGTTAACCAGAAGGGAAAAAGACATGCTAAAACAGCAAGATATGACAGAAACCGCCGCCGCAGTCCTTCATTTCTTACCTGCTGACAAGTGGGTAACGCCACGCATGATGACGAGAACTACCGGAGTAAGCGAAGCCCGGTGCCAGTTAATACTGACTCAGTTAGTTCTGGCGGGTCTGGCGAAGGATAACGGCGGGTACGGGAATAAATTCAGACGCTGCCAGTAATGGCGGTTTCCTGCTGTGAAAATGGGCGGCTGGTGGGTGTTGGTAGCACCTGCCAGCCATTCGCTCATGCTTACTGGTCACAAGCGAACCACGGCCCACTGCTTTAGCGCAAAAGCAGAGTGAGCCTACCAGAGTTACGCTTACTGATCCATGAAAAATACTGTAAAAATAAACAGCATTGATTTAATCAACGCTGATTGCCTGCATTTTATTCAGTCCCTGCCTGATGATTCCATTGACCTGATTGTTACCGATCCGCCTTACTTCAAGGTGAAACCTAACGGTTGGGACAATCAGTGGAAAGGGGACGAAGATTACCTTAAGTGGCTGGACCACTGTCTGGCCCAGTTCTGGCGGGTGTTAAAACCTGCCGGAAGCCTTTACCTGTTCTGTGGGCATCGCTTGGCATCTGATATTGAGATCATGATGCGTGAACGTTTCAACGTGCTTAACCATATCATCTGGGCGAAGCCGTCAGGACGTTGGAATGGGTGTAATAAAGAAAGTCTGCGCGCATATTTTCCTGCCACAGAGCGCGTTCTGTTTGCTGAACATTACCAGGGGCCATATCGCGGCAAAAGTGACGGCTATGCGGCAAAAGAAAGGGAACTCAAACAGCACATAATGGCACCGCTGATATCGTATTTCAGGGATGCTCGTGCCGAACTGGGTATAACGGCAAAACAAATTGCCGAAGCCACAGGTAAGAAAAATATGGTTTCCCACTGGTTTGGTGCCAGTCAGTGGCAGTTGCCGAATGAGGCTGACTATCGGAAGTTACAGGCACTGTTTTCCCGTATAGCGGCAGAGAAGTTTCAGGAACAACAACTGGAACAACCACACCACCAGCTGGTGGCATCTTATGATTCACTGAATCGCAAATATTCTGAATTGCTGGATGAGTTTAAATCTCTCCGGCGCTATTTCTCCGTATCAGTTTCCGTGCCTTATACCGATGTCTGGACGCATAAGCCCGTTCAGTTCTATCCGGGTAAACATCCGTGCGAGAAACCGGCGGATATGCTCCGGCAAATAATCAATGCCAGTAGTCGACCTGGTGATCTGGTTGCTGATTTCTTTATGGGATCCGGTTCCACAATAAAAGCAGCAATGGCGCTGGGGCGTCGGGCGTTAGGTGTTGAACTTGAGTCAGAGCGGTTTAATCAGACGGTGAAAGAGGTAAGTGAACTGGTGGGGAAATAATTCTGGTGGCCACGTTGCGTGGCCTTTTTATTTCCAACACAGCACCCGCAAATATCGCGAGGTGAGAGATGACGAAATGCCTCATAACCCAAATACCTGGCCGGACTGGCTGGAGTTGTTTCAGAGCTGGTGGCGTGGAGACACACCGCTGGGTGCAGTGATTATGTCGATCGTTATGGCTGGTTTGCGCATCGCCTATTTTGGCGGTGGTGGTGGCTGGAAGCGAAAAACGCTCGAGATTTTGCTATGTGGCGCTCTGACGCTGACCTTTGCATCCGCTCTTGAGTATGTCGGATGGCCTAAATCGCTTTCTGTTGCCATTGGTGGTGGCGTGGGGCTGATCGGTGTCGATGCTATTCGTGGGGCTGCAATGCGAGTAATCGGTAACAAATTTGGTAGCTCGAAGGAGTAATTTATGCAGGCACTAAATTCCCAGCGTAAAGCTTTCCTGGATATGGTGGCATGGTCAGAAGGAACGGATAACGGGCGACAACCGACACGTAACCACGGTTATGATGTTATTGTTGGTGGCGAACTGTTCACTGATTACTCCGATCACCCTCGCAAACTTGTCACGCTAAACCCCAAACTCAAATCAACAGCCGCCGGACGTTACCAGCTTCTTTCACGCTGGTGGGATGCTTACCGTAAACAGCTTGGCCTGAAAGATTTTTCTCCAGAAAGCCAGGACGCTGTAGCTCTGCAACAGATTAAAGAGCGTGGCGCTTTACCGATGATTGACCGCGGTGATATTCGTCAGGCAATCGACCGTTGCAGCAATATCTGGGCTTCACTGCCGGGCGCTGGTTATGGCCAGTTCGAGCATAAGGCTGACAGCCTGATTGCAAAATTCAAAGAGGCTGGCGGAACGGTCAGAGAGATTGAGGTATGAGCAGAGTCACCGCGATTATCTCCGCTCTGGTTATCTGCATCATCGTCTGCCTGTCATGGGCTGTTAATCATTACCGTGATAACGCCATCGCCTACAAAGAGCAGCGCGATAAAAAAGGCAGTGAGCTGAAGCAGGCGACTGCCACCATTACTGACATGCAGCAGCGCCAGCGTACTGCTGATGCACTCGATGCTAAATACACGAAGGAGTTAGCTGATGCGAAAGCTGAAAATGATGCTCTTCGGCGCGAGCTTGATAATGGTGGTAGGGTGCTCGTCAAAGGAAAATGCCCTATGCCATCCTCAGCCGAAACCTCCAGCGCCTCCGGCATGGGCAATGATGCCTCCGTCGAACTCTCTCCAGTTGCTGGACGAAACGTTCTCGGTATCCGGGACGGAATTATCCGCGACCAAACAGCACTGAGAACGCTTCAGGAATACATCAGGACGCAATGCCCGAAATAATTTTTTTGCAAATCACAAAGTCCATTTAATGAGCCTCGCGATGCGGGGCTTTTTTATGTCCGCAGTAAACGCGCATCTCACGCGCATATTAACGAGAGCCTTTCAGTAAGCGAGCCTGAGAAATGCCGTTATAGGTGGCGACCTCTCTCGGGCGGCTTTTCTGTGAGACAGGCTCACTTTCTAAAAGGTAAAGACGCTATGAAAGCAATCACGCTTTTTAATACACCGATCCGTGTTGATGAATCAGGAATGATCTGCCTCACTGATATGTGGAAAGCCAGTGGTAAAAGTGAATCTGAATCTCCGTACCACTACCTGCGAAACAAGCAGACCAAAGAGTTCTTAGCCGAGCTGGAGAAAAACCACGAATCTGTGGTTTTTACTGAGCGCGGTGTACACGGTGGAACATATGGCGGGAAGTTTGTTGCTTACGATTATGCGGCTTGGTTAAACCCCGGGTTCAAGTACGCGGCCTATAAAGTCCTCGATGACTACTTCACTGGAGAACTTCAGCATCGCAACAGCTTAAGTGCGCAGCTCAACATGAAATGTCATGAGTTTGACCAGAAGAAAGACATGGCGAGCTTCTGCGGACAAGGGCTGGCGGCATGGCGCTATACGAAGCCAGTGTTGGTCGCTGAGATTAACTCCCTGGCTAACCAGCTGCAGATTACGATCCCCGGGCTTCCGGGATGAGTGATCGTGTCATTGAATGCGCCTCCAGAGCGGGGCGCGACTTCTCAGAGTTCATGAAAGGCGAGAAGGGCATGATGGAAGCATTGGCCTCGGTGGATGAGTTTGGCGAGCAGCTGCGCCTCAACGGCTGTGTCAATCATCACTTTGTTAGCTACATGATGCGGAACTCGATCATGCAGGCATTCATGGACATGGCAAAAGCCGAGAGGAAAGAAGAGCGCCGGCGTAAGCGAGCGGAAGCAAAAGCGAAGTAGCCATTACAAAGCCCATCTACGGGTGGGCTTGATAATGAAACCGGAATTTATTCTGGGTAACCAGTTACGGCAGTACAGCGATACAACCCAAGCCAGTAAGTGGGGAAATAACACTGGCAGCCACTGAAAGATGAACCTCCAGCCTTATGGCAAAAAAGATTCTTTGTGGTGGCGGACTGATGGAAAGACATCGGTTATTGCAGAGACCATTCAATGAGTGGTCTCGACAATGGCTTATACCCTACACGGGATAACTTAACTGATATCCCTTTTAACGGATAAACGGAGCCAACAATGGCAGAGAATGTCGGCATTATGGCAGTGAAATTTGGATAAATCGGAGATTAGTACATATGCCGCCACGAATCCCAAAAGCCTGCCGTGTTCGCGGTTGCCGCCATACCACCACAGATCCGTCAGGCTATTGTGAAAGCCACAAAAGCGAAGGCTGGACGCAATATAAGCCAGGTCAGTCCCGTCACCAGCGCGGTTATGGTTCGAAGTGGGACGTTATCCGCGCGCGTGTGCTGAAGCGTGACAAAGGCCTGTGCCAGTTGTGCCTGCGTGCCGGTGTGGTACGTGAGGCGAAAACCGTTGACCACATCATCCCTAAAGCGCATGGCGGCACAGATGCCGACAGCAATCTGCAGAGCCTGTGCTGGCCGTGCCATAAGGCGAAGACGGCCCGTGAACGGCTAAAGTGATAATAATTCTCAACTGTCTGAGGGGAGGGGCGGGTCAAATCCCTGTGACCTGACGTCTTCCGGACTGCCCGCCCCATCGTTTTTTTATACCCGCGAAAAATGAAATTTAACCAGGAGTGCCGCATATGGCTGGAACGGCGGGGCGTTCCGGGCGTCGCCCCAAGCCAACGGCGCGCAAGGCGCTGGCCGGAAACCCCGGCAAGCGAGCCCTGAACAAAGATGAACCTGTTTTTACGCCCATCAAAGGTGTTGAGCCACCGGAGTGGTTCGCAGAAGAAGATCTCCCTCTCGCCACGATCATGTGGCAACTGACAACCAAAGAACTCTGCGGTCAGGGCCTGCTGTGCGTGACTGACCTAGCGGTACTTGAGCGGTGGTGCGTGGCCTATGAGTTCTGGCGACGTGCCGTGAAAAATATTGCCAGACAGGGCAACACCATCACCGGTGCAATGGGCGGTATGGTCAAAAATCCGGAGCTGACCGCCAAAAAAGAACAGGAGTCCGAGATGAGCAGTACGGGGGCAATGCTCGGACTCGACCCCAGCAGCCGCCAGCGTCTGATTGGCCTGGCGGGGAAGAAGAAAACCACTAACCCGTTTCTGAAAATCATCGAATCATGAGCCGGAAATCTTACCCCAACGTAAATGCTGCCAATCAGTATGCCCGGGATGTCGTGCGCGGAAAGATTGTGGCCTGCCAGTTTGTGATTCAGGCCTGCCAGCGCCATCTTGATGACCTGATGGAGGAAAAAAGTAAGTCGTTTCGTTACCGCTTCGACAAGGACCTGGCTGAACGGGCCGCCAAATTTATTCAGCTGTTGCCGCACACCAAGGGTGAGTGGGCATTCAAGAGGATGCCCATCACGCTGGAGCCGTGGCAGCTCTTTGTGATCTGCTGCGCGTTTGGCTGGGTCAATAAAGGCTCCCGGCTGCGCCGCTTCCGGGAGGTGTATACCGAAATCCCCCGTAAGAACGGCAAATCAGCAATCTCTGCCGGTGTCGCCCTGTATTGTTTTGCCTGTGATAACGAGTTCGGCGCGGAAGTGTATTCCGGTGCCACGACGGAGAAACAGGCATGGGAAGTCTTTCGTCCGGCAAGACTGATGTGTAAACGCACACCCATGCTGACGGAAGCGTTCGGGATTGAGGTTAACGCCTCAAACATGAATCGTCCGGAGGATGGCGCGCGGTTTGAACCGCTGATCGGTAACCCCGGTGATGGATCATCACCCCACTGTGCGGTGGTGGATGAATATCACGAGCACGCCACCGATGCGCTTTACACCACGATGCTTACCGGGATGGGGGCGCGACGTCAGCCACTGATGTGGGCCATTACTACTGCCGGGTACAACATTGAGGGGCCGTGCTACGACAAGCGGCGGGAAGTCATCGAGATGCTCAACGGCTCGGTGCCTAACGATGAACTGTTCGGGATCATCTATACCGTTGATGAAGGTGACGACTGGACCGACCCGCAGGTGCTGGAAAAAGCCAATCCAAATATTGGCGTGTCGGTTTATCGCGAATTTTTGTTAAGTCAGCAGCAGCGTGCGAAAAATAACGCCCGTCTGGCAAACGTCTTTAAAACAAAACACCTCAATATCTGGGTGTCGGCGCGTTCGGCGTATTTCAACCTGGTGAGCTGGCAGAGCTGCGAGGATAAATCACTGACCCTTGAGCAATTCGAGGGGCAGCCGTGCATTCTGGCCTTTGACCTGGCGCGTAAACTGGATATGAACAGCATGGCGCGACTTTATACCCGCGAGATTGACGGTAAAACGCATTACTACAGTGTGGCCCCGCGTTTCTGGGTACCGTATGACACGGTGTACAGCGTCGAGAAAAATGAAGATCGACGGACAGCCGAACGCTTTCAGAAATGGGTGGAAATGGGCGTTCTGACCGTTACCGATGGTGCGGAGGTGGATTATCGCTACATCCTCGAGGAGGCCAAAGCGGCGAACAAAATCAGCCCGGTCAGTGAGTCACCCATCGACCCCTTCGGGGCGACCGGGTTGTCACATGACCTTGCTGATGAAGACCTGAACCCCGTCACTATCATTCAGAACTACACCAACATGTCCGACCCGATGAAAGAGCTGGAAGCGGCAATTGAATCGGGGCGCTTTCATCATGATGGCAATCCCATCATGACCTGGTGTATCGGCAACGTGGTCGGCAAAACTATTCCGGGTAACGATGATGTGGTGAAGCCCGTCAAAGAGCAGGTGGAAAACAAAATCGATGGTGCAGTTGCGCTGATTATGGCGGTTGGCAGAGCCATGCTGTACGAGAAAGAAGACACGCTGTCTGACCACATTGAGTCCTACGGGATCCGCTCGCTTTAACTGAGGTAATTATGATCATGCTGATTCTCGCGCCTCTGGTGGGCGTGCTGGGGGCGCTTTTGCTGGCGTATGGTGCCTGGCTGATTTATCCCCCGGCGGGGTTTGTTGTTGCCGGGGCGTTGTGCCTGTTCTGGTCGTGGCTGGTGGCGCGATATCTCGACCGTACACAGACGTCTGTCGGCGGAGGTAAATAGTGTTCTTTTCGGGATTATTTCAACGAAAAAGTGACGCACCGGTGACCACGCCAGCAGAGCTGGCGGATGCTATCGGGCTGTCATACGACACCTATACCGGAAAGCAGATCAGCAGCCAGCGGGCCATGCGACTGACGGCGGTTTTTTCCTGTGTCAGGGTGCTGGCGGAGTCGGTCGGGATGTTGCCCTGCAACCTGTATCACCTGAACGGCAGCCTGAAGCAGAGAGCCACTGGCGAACGTCTGCATAAGCTGATCTCCACGCATCCCAATGGCTATATGACGCCGCAGGAGTTCTGGGAGCTGGTGGTCACCTGTCTGTGCCTGAGGGGAAACTTTTACGCCTACAAAGTGAAAGCATTTGGCGAAGTGGCTGAACTGCTGCCCGTCGATCCCGGCTGTGTGGTACCGAAGCTTAACAGTAGCTGGGAGCCGATCTATCAGGTCACATTCCCGGATGGCTCCACGGATGTACTGAGCCAGGAGGATATCTGGCATGTGCGCACGCTGACGCTGGACGGACTGGTGGGGCTGAATCCCATCGCCTATGCCCGCGAGGCAATATCGCTGGCAGCAGCGACCGAAGAGCACGGGGCCAGACTGTTCAGCAATGGCGCGGTGACGTCGGGTGTGTTGCGTACAGAGCAGACGCTGTCAGATCAGGCTTATGAGCGCCTGAAGAAAGATTTTGAGGAGCGTCACACCGGGCTTGGCAATGCTCACCGCCCGATGATCCTTGAGATGGGGCTGGACTGGAAGTCGATGGCGCTGAACGCCGAGGACAGCCAGTTCCTGGAAACCCGCAAGTTTCAGCTTGAAGAAATCTGTCGTCTGTTCCGGGTGCCATTGCACATGGTGCAGAACACCGATCGCGCCACCTTCAACAATATCGAAGAGCTGGGGCTGGGATTTATCAACTATTCACTGGTGCCGTATCTGACCCGCATCGAACAGCGGATCAACACCGGACTGGTACGAAAAAGTAAGCAGGGCGTTTATTACGCCAAATTTAACGCCGGGGCGTTACTGCGCGGGGATATGAAGTCCCGTTTTGAAGCCTACGCCACCGGGATCAACTGGGGAATTTACTCTCCCAATGACTGCCGCGACCTGGAAGATATGAATCCACGACCCGGTGGTGATGTCTATCTCACACCGATGAACATGACCACGAAACCCTCCGATGGCAGTAAAGCCGGTAAGCAGAAGGATAACGCCAATGCAGACGAAACAACGTCTTGATGTACCGCTGAGTCTGAAATCTGTCAGTGACTCCGGTGAGTTTGAAGGGTATGGCTCCGTCTTTGGTGTAAAGGACAGCCACGATGATGTGGTGATGTCCGGGGCATTTGCTGCTTCCCTGCGGGCGTGGAGTGACAGAAAAGCGTTACCTGCGCTGCTCTGGCAGCACCGCATGGATGAACCCATCGGTGTTTACACCGAAATGAAGGAAGACGATGTCGGGCTTTACGTCAGGGGACGGTTGCTTATTGATGATGATCCCCTCGCAAAACGCGCACATGCACACATGAAGGCCGGTTCGTTAACCGGCCTTTCTATTGGGTACGTCCTGAAAGACTGGGAATACGACCGGAGCAAAGAAGCCTTTCTGCTGAAAGAAATCGACCTCTGGGAAGTCAGCCTGGTGACGTTCCCGTCTAACGACGAGGCGCGGATCAGCGACGTCAAGAACGCACTGGCCCGCGGGGAAATCCCCGAACAGAAAAAAATCGAAAGAGTCCTGCGTGATGTCGGACTCTCCCGTACCCAGGCCAAAGCATTCATGGCCGGGGGCTATGGCGCACTGTCCCTGCGCGACGCTGAGGATGTGGGCTCTGCACTGAATGCACTGAAAAATCTGAACTTCTAATCAGGAGAAATACGATGGCGGTAGATATTAAAGATGTCGAACAGGTCGCGCAGGAGCTGCAGCAGAAGTTTGACGACTTCAAAGCAAAGAACGACAAGCGCGTGGATGCGATTGAGCAGGAAAAAGGCAAGCTTGCCGGGCAGGTGGAAACCCTGAACGGAAAACTCAGCGAGCTGGAAAATCTCAAAAGCGACCTTGAAAAAGAGCTGCTTGAGCTGAAACGTCCGGCAGGTGGAGCGCAAAATAAACTGGCCACCGAGCATAAAGAAGCGTTTGTGGGCTTCCTGCGTAAAGGCCGTGAAGACGGTCTGCGCGATCTGGAGCGCAAGGCATTACAGGTGGGCACCGATGAAGACGGTGGCTACGCCGTGCCGGAAGAACTGGATCGCAACATTCTGAACCTGCTGAAAGATGAAGTGGTGATGCGTCAGGAAGCCACGGTGATCACCGTTGGCGGCTCCGACTACAAAAAACTGGTGAATCTGGGCGGTACGGCTTCCGGATGGGTGGGGGAAACGGATACGCGATCCCAGACTGCCACCTCCAGACTGGAGCTGATTGAACCTCTCATGGGGGAAATCTACGGCAACCCGCAGGCTACCCAGAAAATGCTGGACGATGCCTTCTTCAACGTGGAGGCCTGGATCAACAGCGAGCTGGCAACCGAATTTGCCGAACAGGAAGAAATTGCCTTTACCTCAGGCGATGGCACCAAGAAGCCGAAAGGGTTCCTGGCGTATGAATCCACTGATGAAACCGACAAGGTCCGGGCGTTCGGCAAACTTCAGCATATTGTATCCGGCGAAGCGACCGCGGTGACCGCAGACGCCATTATCAAACTGATTTACACGCTGCGTAAGGCACACCGCACTGGCGCGAAGTTCATGATGAACAACAACAGCCTGTTTGCCATCCGTCTGCTGAAAGACACCGAGGGTAACTATCTGTGGCGTCCGGGGCTGGAACTGGGGCAGCCGTCCTCTCTGGCGGGTTACGGTATCGCTGAAAACGAACAGATGCCGGATATCGCCGCTGATGCGAAAGCCATTGCATTTGGTAACTTCAAACGGGGTTACACCATCGTTGACCGTATCGGCACCCGCATTCTGCGTGACCCGTACACCAATAAACCATTTGTCGGTTTTTATACCACCAAGCGCACCGGCGGGATGCTGGTCGATTCGCAGGCCATCAAACTGCTGAAGATTGCAGCGGCGTAATCACTCAGGGGCGCGGAACCGCGCCCCCTGTTCTGACGGGTGAAGAATCATGATCCTGAAACAAGATCTGAAATGGTCACCGGACGGTATGCGTGTTGAGGTCATTCGGGCCGGTGAGTATGACGACGGGGCGCTTCCTGCCCGGGTGCAGGAGATTGCACTTCAGGCCGGGTTAGCAGAGCGCGGAATCAGTGCAAAAAGCAGTAAAGCGGCAAAAGAGAAAAAAGCCACGACCAGTAAAGAGGGCTGAGCATGCTTCTGACAATGGAAGAGATTAAAGCCCAACTCCGGCTGGATGAGGATTTCGATGCTGATGACCGCCATCTGCAACGGCTGGCCTGTGCGGCGCAAAAGCGGACGGAAACGTATCTGAACCGGAAGCTCTATGCTCCGGATGAAACCATTCCGGACAGCGATCCGGACGGGCTGCACCTGCCGGATGATATTCGTCTGGGGATGCTGATGCTTATCAGCCATTTTTACGAAAACCGCTCGTCGGTTACGGAAGTGGAGAAACTCGACATGCCGCAGAGTTTTGGCTGGCTTGTCGGCCCGTACAGGTACTTTCCGCAATGAAAATTCGTCAGGCGCAGACCAGCGCAACCTACATTCTGCCGGACCCCGGTGAACTGAATAAACGCGTCCTGATCCGCCTGCGGGTGGATATGCCCGCGGATAACTTTGGCGTGGAGCCTCAATACCCGGTTACGTTCCGGACATGGGCGAAGGTTATCCAGACCAGTGCCACCACCTGGCAGGAAACCGCGCAGACCGGGGACGCCATCACCCATTACATCACCATTCGTTACCGCCGGGGGATCACCGCTGATTATGAGGTGGTCTGCGGTGACAGTGTGTACCGGGTGAAACGTCAGCGCGATCTGAACGGGGCGCGGCGCTTTCTGCTGCTGGAGTGTACGGAACTGGGCGAATGTACGCAGAGTCACGGAGGCAACAATGACGACTCCCTTTTTGCACGTTGATGTTCAGCAGCCCGCGGAGATGCGCTTTAACCGCGCCCGTGTCAGGCGGGCGTTTGTCACGATTGGTCAGCGTCATATGCGTGATGCCCGTCGGCTGGTGATGCGCCGTGCGCGGTCGGCACCGGGTGAAAACCCCGGTTATCAGACCGGACGCCTGGCTCGTTCGATTGGTTACATGGTACCCAGAGCCAGTAAAAAGCGAGCCGGTTTTATGACACGCATTGCCCCTAACCAGCGCAACGGGAAGGGGAACCGGATGATCTCTGGTGACTTCTATCCGGCGTTTCTGTTTTTTGGTGTCCGGGGAGGAGCA